TATGCTTTTAGATTGAACATGTATATGTTTGATGAGATTGATGGTGATGCTGGTAAGTCACTCTGGCAACTATTCAAACAAGGATTACTTCATGTGCTAGGAGAACTTATCATCTCTAAGAGGTATAGATAATGGGTCTTAATCATATATTTCCAACACCAATTTATACTATTAGAGCTGATGGTAAAAAGCTAAATGAGATACAAGATGAATTATGGGGAGTATATAATAAGATAAATATGCAACACCTACCTTTTTGTCCTGATGCTCATGATGTTAGTACAGATAAGGAGGGTAACTTTTTTAGAGGTTGCTTACTTCAAGCATATAGTTGCAAGTATTTTCTTGCTTTCTTAGATCATTCTATTAAAAGTTATATTCATAGTATCGAGCATAGTCAAACAACTATGCACAATGATAAACAGATGGGGCTTCATTGGGATGGTAAGAATGAGTATACTATAACCGAGTCTTGGTTCACTAGAACAAAGAAGGGGATGTATGCACCACATCACAATCATGGTGATAGTGATATCTCTGGAGTATATTATCTTGATACTAATGGAGAGGATGGTAGAATTAAAATTCTCAGTCCCAACAGATATTTCGTAGGTAACTTTATCTATGGATTAACCACACGTGGTGGTGAACAGAGTATCAAACTACAGAATGGAGTACTTGGTTTATGGCCATCTATTCTAGACCACTCTACTGAAGCTAATGAGACCGATCATGATAGAATTAGTCTCAGTTTTAATATTGTTATGAATGAGAATGCTTTAACAAGTAACAACAAAGAACACAAATACTACTAACATGCCAACATATCCACTAAAACATAAAGAGACAGGAGAGACTAAAGAACTCGTCATGTCCATGAAAGAGTACGACCAATGGAAGAAGGACAATCCTGAATGGGATAAGGACTGGTCTAAAGGTTGTGCTGGTGTCGGTGAGGTAGGAGATTGGCGTGATAAAATGAGTAAAACACACCCAGGATGGGCAGATATTATGAAGAATAAAGTTCAGAAACAACCTGGTTCACGAGTGAGGGGTTGGTAATGGCTACTACTAAAGCTAACGGACAACCTACTAAGAGGACAGCGAAGAGAAAGAAACCTATCAATCAGAATTTTCTCCTTGATATCACACCACTGACTGAGAATCAGATGGTGATGTATGATGAGTGGGATAAGGGTAAGAACCTTTTCACCTATGGTTGTGCTGGTACAGGTAAGACATTCGTTGCATTGTATCTTGCACTCAAGGATATACTATCAGATAACAATCCATATCAGAAATTATATATTGTTAGGTCGTTAGTATCTACAAGAGAGATTGGTTTCCTACCTGGTGACCATGATGATAAGGCATTACTATATCAGATACCATACAAGAATATGGTTAGGCATATGTTTAAGATGCCTGATGATAATGCATTTGATATGCTGTATGAAAACCTCAAGCATCAAGAGACTATATCTTTCTGGTCTACATCATTCATACGTGGTACTACATTAGACAATGCTATTGTATTGGTTGATGAGTCACAGAACTTGAACTTCCATGAGTTAGATAGTATAATCACTAGGGTAGGACAAGACTCAAGGATTATATTTGCTGGTGATGTCTTTCAGACTGATTTAATCAAACAGAATGAGAAGAATGGTATCTTAGATTTCCAACGTATCCTTGAGGGTATGGATGAGTTCTCTTCTATTGAGTTTGGTGTTGAGGATATTATTAGGTCAGGTCTTGTTAAGTCTTACCTTATTAGTAAAATCAATACAGGACAGAACGAATGAATACTTTAGAACTTTTCCCTGTAAAGATATTTACATTTGATTGGGGTGGTGATCTTGATGATATCTTAGAGAGATGTATAGTAAATCAAAAGGATCTTGGTGGTTCTTTTTCTGCTACAGAACCTAGAGATGTATCACAATCAAATCCAGATGCATTAAGATTATTCCCTGATTTAAAAGAATTTATAGATGATTCTTTATCTGAGGTGAAAAAATATCATAACTTACAGTGTGATAGTCTTAAGATCTCATCTTCTTGGGTCAATAGGTATAGAAATCGTGCTGTACTACCTTGGCATTTACATCCTATGAGTGCCTTTAGTGGTACTTTTTGTATTAATGAAGCAGGTATGTTATCCTTTAAGGATCCTGTACAGTTTAGAATGTTTGAGTCTACCATGCCTTTATGTGATGATCTTAAACAGTATGATGTTCCAACTAAGGCTGGCCAATTAATTATATTCCCTTGGTGGATGGAACATGGAGCATTAAATATGGATCCTGTTGATAGATGGTCAATATCATTCAACTCTATGCCTCATGGACATATTAATATGGCTTCGATAAAACCTTTGCAAGAGGATGTTCCACAGGAAGTGCTAGATCAACTTCCATATGTTCCAAACTTATCCTCTGCTACATTAGAAATCAAATGACCTTCATACATCTAGAGGACATAACTCCTATTCAGATGGAGGCAAAGACTGATGAGGATTCTGGTAAGAGAGTGTATCTTACACCAGAAGGTGAGAAGTATGCTTCCGTAACTACTGTGATAGGTAGTAACCCTGCTAAGATGAAAGGTATAATGAAGTGGAGGAAGCGTGTAGGTGAGGATAAAGCTAACGCTATATCTAAGAGATCTACAAGTCGTGGTACTAAGTACCACTCCATAGTCGAGGACTACATTAATAATGTTTTAGACCTTGATGATTATAAAAAGTTTCCGCTACCTGTAGTGATGTTCCATCACTCTAGGGCAAGCTTAGACCGCATAAATAAAATATACTTACAAGAAGCTGCTCTGTATTCTGATACATTAAAGTTAGCAGGGCGTGTTGATTGTATAGCAGAATTTGATGGGCAACTGTCTATCATTGATTTTAAGACAGCGGCTGAACCAAAAAAGGTAGAGTATCTTTATGATTATTTCGTTCAAGAGTGTGCATATGCATGTATGCTCAAGGAAAGATATGATCTTACTGTTAAGCAGTTAGTAACAATAGTTGCTTGCGAAAACGGAGACACACAAGTTGAGGTTCGTCCTGTAAAGAAGGAGTACTTAACTACTCTTCTCAAATACATAGACGAATACAATAATACACATGGAAAAAAGCAAACTATTAGAGGATAAATTTATGACTGCGGCTAAGTTTTCGCAGGAAGTTGAAAGAATAGTTTTTGATAATATAGATATGAACTATATTGATGCTATAATTCACTACTGTGATCAAAATGAGATTGAATTGGAGACAGTTCCTAAACTCATTTCCAAACCATTGAAAGAGAAACTTAAGTTTGATGCACAGAAACTGAACTTTATTAAACGTACATCCAGAGCCAAATTAATGCTAGTATGACTTCAGAATTTTTTAAATCAGAATTAGTTAGAGGAGAGATCCAAGAGATGATGGAGTTGCAGCAACTTCTTATGAAGTATGCTATAAGCTTTCCTGTCCTTAGTAAAGAGAAGAAGGATGAGTACTTAGTTATACTTGAAAGACTTCTTGAGATGCAAGAGATCATGTATAACAGGATGAAGTTGAGTGATGATGAAGATGCTAGAGCAGTTATTGAGAACATGAAGCAAGGTGTTCTTCTTATGGGTGTTGATAAAGATCTTACTGTACCTGAGATGTTTAAGCAGTTACGAGATCGAATTGATATTATGGTGAAAGAACAACAAAAGAAAGAAAAAGGGGTTGACTAACCCCCTTTTTTATGGTATAAATAGTATATCGGGTTCGCTACCTGATACGGGAGTGACTGAACAAACTTGCTGGCAATGGTCTAGTTAAGGTGATGAGTCAGAGGTGGTGCTCGCTGTTGGGAACAACAGAACTGTTTAACCAGACAGGACTCATGCAGTACAGTAAAAATTTACTTATGTAGAAATGCCCTGTACTTGTAGGTATACATTATTCCTATCTCCCACCCCAAAAACAAAATCCAATAAAATCCGAGGCAATCTATGACATTCGCAGATCTAAAACGAAAATCTCAAGCCAATTTTGATTTTCTCCAGAAAGAGATTGAGAAAACCACCCAGACAGGTGGAGGTAAAGACGAGAGATTCTGGAGACCAGAGTTAGATAATACAGGTAACGGTTATGCTGTTATCAGATTTCTTCCACCCCCAGAAGGTGAAGACCTTCCTTGGGCAAAGTTATATTCACATGCTTTCCAAGGACCTGGTGGTTGGTACATCGAGAACAGTTTAACAACACAAAACAAAAAAGACCCTGTTGGTGAAGTTAATCGTAAGTTGTGGAATAGTGGTCACGAATCTGACAAGGACATTGCTCGTAAGCAGAAGCGTAAGCTTACTTACTACACAAACATTGTCGTTGTTAAAGATCCTAAGAACCCTGAAAATGAAGGTAAGGTATTCTTGTACAAGTTCGGCAAGAAGATTTTCGACAAGATCATGGCTGCAATGCAACCAGAGTTTCAGGATGAGACTCCTGTAAACGTGTTTGACTTCTGGGAAGGAGCAAACTTTAAGTTAAAGATCAAGACTGTTGCTGGTTTCTGGAACTATGATAGTTCCGAGTTCGATGCTGTTAGTGCTTTAAGCTCTGACGATGCTGAACTAGAAGCATTATACAAGCAACAACACAGTTTAGCAGCATTTACTGCTGAAGATCAGTTCAAATCATATGAGGAACTAGAGACTCGTTTAAATACAGTTCTCAATAGTTCACCTGCTGTTATTAAAAGGCAGCAAGAGGAAGAGTTTGAACCAGTACCTGTTGAGAAGGTAGCAGCATCTTCTGCACCTAAGTTCAACAAGAAGGAGACAAGTGATGATGATGCACTTAGTTACTTTGCTAGTTTAGCAGAGGAAGACTAGGAGCGAAATTGACTTTTTAGTTCTGGCAATTCGGGAAAAAAAATCCCGACTATTTTTACTCAAAAAAGTCGAGCTAGACTAGAGTCCTTTTTAATTTGTTATTAACGTAAGCAGAGCACTTATTGTAGGTGCTCTGCTTTTTTAAGTCTTGAACGAAATCGTACAAATATTGGTTTTTGAGTATATAGATTTCTCTCTTATTTTCGTTTATTCTGGTTTCATCTTCAAATATTGAAATACCTCTAGATATGGTATTTCCAGCAACAGTGATAGTTGTGTTATTTACGTCTTGGGAGTTATATTGGAAATTACCGTCATAAAAGCTTTTATCGACTTTTTGCCCTTTTTTCAAAAATATCGTTCCTGCGTCATTTTTAACATCTTCACTAATTTCGTAATATCTGATATCGCTGTATACTTCACTTCCATACTTTTCTTCTGCCCAAACTCGTAGAGCATTTTCTGATAAAGGCCAGTCAGTATAGGTATTTGTTATATTATTGGATATAGCAATAATCCAATCATACCAAGGAGCTCCATAAATCCCTTCTGATAGTGTTTCTATCCTCATATTATCAGGAATGGAAAATTTATTAAAATATGCAACATAACCAAAAGCATCTTCATTCATAGATACCCTTCTAAAGAAGTTATTCGCAATGGTAAAATCTGAGCTTGAAAATGGAAAGCTTTGTGGTTTTAAGTCGTATTCTATTTTTGGTTGAGTAGCAAAATACATTTAGTAACTCCAGGTTCTTCCTAAATTTTCCTTATTTTTTGGGTTAGCACGATCACTCGCTTGTTCACCTATCTCTTGACGGAATACAATTTTTGTTTCTACAAGACCTATTCTAAGTTCAACTGCTGTTGGGTAAGCATCAATAGTTGTTGAATATACCCCATCAGGTGTATAATTAATATCTACATTAGTTAGAGCACATGATTTATATTGAGAAAGATATGGATGCATTGTATTGCCTTTCATATATTTCAACATAACCAAGTTTGGTACTTCTAGAAAGTTAGAATGTTTTCCTTGTGCTTCTGATTTATCATTCGTAGCTCCAAAACCTAGGAATTGTGAAGTAAATGAATCAGATATTCTAGATGTAGCACCATAACCAGGTAATGAATTCTTTTTAAATGCTGTACATATAGCATGGATAGTCTTTGCTTCTTCTAAGTTTCTAGCAGCCATTTTAAATGCAAAACTAACATTACGTAGTTTAGGACCACCAAATAATACCTCTACATTTGGGTTTAATATAGTTCCTGTAGTACCTGCTAGAACATCATTCATTGTTAGTTGAGTTCCAGACATTGCTGCTAGTGATTTAGTAATACGTGCTGCAGTCGATTGAGGTAATGCACCTAAATTTAACATTCCAGAAAGTGCATTATCCAACAAACCAGCACTGTCACCAGCTTGTAAATTTGCAGAAGCAGAAGTTATACCAGCAGCAGCATTTCCCATTTCTTTACCACCCCAGTCAGCAGCAAATGATGTGCTAATATCAGGTGGCATGTATATTAATATTTCTGGACTTCCTTTTACTCTTGCACCAAAATTACCACCTGGACTGTTTAATTTCTGTTCTTTTCTTACATTCTTATTTGCATCAAATAGACTTGCAGTTCCTTTATTTTCACCAGAGAAATCTCCCAAAGTAACAGCAGTTTGTAAGATATTACCACCTTGAGCACCAACAGTTTGATTGTAATAATCTATTCTATCACTGCTTACACCCCTCTTTCTAAAAGCTGGATAATATCTGTAGAACCCAAATGACAGATAATCTGTGTTATCTGTTATTTCTAATTGTTGTGGGTATCTTAATGTTGTAGTAGCAGACATTTATGGTATTAGAATAGTTGGTTCATCACTATAATCTTCAATCGACCTTTTAGTTTTGATTCTGTATCTTCGGTTCTCGTAGGTTTTATTCCAAACTGTATCTTTCCTTACAGGAAGTTTACGTCCGTTCTTATCACGTATAAAATTATCAATAGGCAAGTATATTGCCGTATACCATTCGTCTTTACCGAGGTCTAAGAATCTACCTAGAACATTACTATCTAAGTATTTATGGAAGGTTATCTTAGGTACGTTAAGAGTATTGTTCTCAATTAAGTTTTTTATTACAGTGTATCTATACTTTGGATTGATATAATGTAGGTTTGTACCAAAGAAATCATTGGAAGATGACCTCTTAGTAACATACACTAATGGGAATTGATCGTAGTATGGTAAGTACTTTTTAGTTGCTTTATACTCGAAGAGATATAGGTGACCTTCCCTTACATTATTGCGAACTCGGTTAGTATCTTGAAAATTATCTTCTGTTAAGCTTTCTTGTTTATCCTCTCTTATCAACTTTTCAACGTCAGTATAATTCTTTGCAATAAGACGAACTTGCTTCCTGTACCATGCGGAAGTTTGTTCCTTACTACTTGCTTTTTCTTTGATTTGTTCAAATATTGTTTGTTTAGACATGTAGTTGATCTTCCGTTAGGATTTTGAACTTCATACTTCTATCATCACACCAATTTTCCGCAGCATTCCACTTTGCTTTATTCTTCATAAAGACTAGAACAGATTTCTTCCAAGCAGTAGTTTTTCGCTTAGGATTTTTTTCTGGACCTCTAACTTGCTTCTTTGGTTTGATCTCTATTATGTATTTCTGTTTTTTAGCAGTTTTGATGTAAAAGTCTGGGTAGTACCTATGGATCCTACCATCAGTGGGGCAACGGTAAGGAATAATTACTTCCTCACTACCCCATTCAATAATTGAGTCCGTAGAATCACAGAAATGCATAAATTTTTTCTCCCAATTTGATCTGTATATGATCTTTGTTGGGTTCCCTTTATACTTCTTAGGATTCTTCGGTTTATACTTACCCGAATAAGCCATCCTAAATAAAATGGATACACTTAAATATTTAGAGTGGCTAAAACCAGAATACCAGATTTTGTTCAAACAATCGCTAAAAAAGGCGGTATGGCGATGTCCAATGGATTCGCTGTGCAATTTGATATGGGTACTAAATTAAAGAAATATATTGAAAGTACGGGAGTTAGTGCTGATGTATATCAAGGGTTTTGTGATGAAGCTCAATTACCACCTTCACAAGCAGCTACGGGACAGTTACAAGGGAGACTTCTAGGAGAAGGATCTATATCTTATGCTCATACTAAGCTTTACACTGATGTTCAATTAGGTTGGATGTGTGATGCTAATATGGAACCATTCAAGTTTGTTAATGCTTGGTGGCAGTATATATTTGCGGAATATGAACCTGGTACAGATTCACCTATTGATAAGGATGGAAAATATCTACCATCTGTTGCAGACAATGGATTTAGTGGTATGATGCAGATTGATGGTAAGACTAAGTATAGAACCACTAGACTTAGATATCCAGATGATTATACTGCTACTATTAGGATAATAAAAGTAGAAAGGGGTATGAGCTCATCAACTGAAAGGGTTTCTGCTGTACATGTACTCCATGATGCTTATCCATATACAGTTGAGTCTATACCACTATCATTTGGTGCTTCTCAGATAACTAAAGCTACAGCGACATTTCATTACACTAAGCATCATGTGGTGTATAATGATATTAGTAATTGGTCTTGGTTATCGGGATCTACACCTTCTGATAATGAGGAGGTAAGATTCTATGATGATGACGGCAATTACATAGGAGATCAATTGCCCTAAAATACTATTAATTGTTATGATTATTGAAAAATTTATCAGGAATCCTGAAGTCATAGATGATTTCATGGATAATTGTTTCTACGGGACTGCAAAGCAGCATATGAAATCTCAAGGAGCCCCACGTATCAACTGGCTTTGGGATCCTTATACTACCACGAATAAGTTTCCTCAATTCTCTCATGTTTTGTTGAATAGAGATTCTAGGAGACATAATTCAGACTTCTATCCATTTTTTAAGACGATTCTTAAAAACTTCATGCGTGATAATGGATTGGAATATAAGAGTATAACCAGATCATGTTTGAACTGCACGTATCATTTTCCAGATTATCATTGTGGTGATCCTCATGTAGATTATCCTGAAAATCATTATACTGCTATTCTATATCTTAATAATGTAGAGGGTAGTACATATGTTTTTGATAAACAGATTAATTATGATGTGGGATCTTCCACTACTGGTCCTGAGTTTGCAGAAAATAATGGTATAATACCATATGAGAATATTGATTGGGAGAATGATCCTATCCCAGTAAAGCATGAAGCTATACCTGAGAAAGGTAAGATGTTGCTATTTGATGGATCTCATTATCACGCACTTTGTCCAACATCACCAGGAGATCTTAGACTGATCTGTGTTTATAATATTACCTACTAAATAAAAGAAAATTACATTATGGCTTTACCAAAGGTTGTTGCTCCTACCTATGAGCTCGAATTACCGTCAA